ATGGCATCCTTTCAGAAAGTGGCGAAGGGCTGGCGAGTGCAGATTGCTATCAAGGGTCAGCGCGATAGCCGAATTTTTCCGAACAAGTTGCTGGCCACCGAGTGGGCGGCCCACCGCGAGGCCGATCTTCGCTCCATCGACAACCGCCAGGGCAGCAAAACCCACACCATCGGCGACGTCCTCGACGACTATCAACGCAAGATCAGCCCGACCAAGCGCGGCGCCCGGTGGGAAAAGCTCCGCCTGGACCTCATTGGCCGCAAGGAGGTTGACGGCAGTCGCTTCCGCGACATCCTTCTGGTCAATCTGCGGCCCGCCCACATCGCCGCCTGGCGCGATGCCAGACTGCGCGATGGCGTGGCCGGGTCGTCAGTGTCCCGCGAGATGTCCCTGCTGTCGCACGCCCTGCAGGTAGCGCGCACCGAATGGGGCTGGCTGGTGACGGATCCGATGAAAGAAGTGCGCCGGCCGCCCGACAATCCGCCGCGTGAGCGCCTGGTCCCCCAAGCGGAGATCGAGGCGGTACTTATCGCCCTCGGGTACATAGAAGGCATGCCGGTCGTGCGGGCGTCCCAGCGCGTTGCCGTGGCGTTCCTGTTTGCGCTGGAGACGGCCATGCGGTCAGGCGAGATCCTTGGCCTGACCAGCTTCACAGTGGATTTTGAGCGACGGGTGGCGCGGCTGCCGCTGACCAAGAACGGCCTGGCGCGGGAGGTGCCGTTGTCGACTCGCGCCATCGAGCTGCTGCGGATGCTGCCGGCGGTGAACGAAGGGGCGCCGCTGTTCAGCCTGGTGCCGGCCAGCCGCGACGCGCTGTTCCGCAAGGCCAGAAACAAGGCCTGCATCGCCGACCTGACGTTCCACGACACGCGGCACGAAGCCATCACGCGCCTGGCGAAGAAGCTGCAGCCGCTGGATCTGGCCCGGATGACGGGCCATACCAACTTGCAGGAGCTGATGACTTACTACAACGAGTCGGCGTCCAGCATCGCGCAGCGCCCGGGGCTGACGCTGCGAACGATGAAACATGTGGTCAGTCCGCATTGCGCGGACGACCACGCGGCTTGTCCTTGTACGACTCTGCCCAGGCCACCACCTCCGAGGCCTTCCAGCGAGGCAGGGCCTTGGCCGCCGCACCGCCGCCCGACTGCACGGACGGAATCCGGATCGCCTTCGGAAAATCCGGCAGCGTAACAATCCGCTCCCGCACCACCTTGGGCGAGCGCACCAGGAACTCGGCGATCCGATCCACATCCCACAGCGCCACGCTCACCGGCAGCGCCGGCCGCACATGATCGGCAACGGCCACGGCGATGCGTTCGATCAGATCCCCGTTATTCATCGCGCGCTCCGTCGATACGAGCATGCACCGCGCGCCACCTGGGCGCGTTGTCGCCGTAGTTTTGCTGGTCCTCCACCGCCAACGTCACCTCCAACAACTCCCTCCTCGTACACATCCGCTGAATTTCATCGGTCAGATTCAGCGCCCGCCCAATCACCCTGAACTCGTCTCCAGTAACCCCCAGCCGGCCCCGAGCCCGATACCGCTTTCCCACCGCAGCAATCGCCTCCACCGCCGCATCCATCGCCTCGCGCAGCTCACGGTTCTCGGCGAAGTAGAGAGCTGCGGCGAGCTGGCCGACATTCACACGAAAGCCCAGCGTGAACCAGGCATTTTCCGTGGCCGTGCCGTCCAGAATCTTGCTTAGCTCCACATGGGGAATGAGTTGCAGATCCACCTCGGCCTTGTTGCTGAATCGATAGCACGACGGCAGACGGGCCACACGCGGCTGGTGCGCCCGCCGGTTCTTCCGATGTTTACTCGCTGGCATGGTCAGTCCTCAAAATCGCCGGCTGCGCGGCGTTTCAGGTCGATGGGATTAGCGCGCGGCCGAACCTGGTCACGCGCAGCCATGGCACGGGCTGCGGCGGCCACGGTACGGCGCAGCAGGTCCGACATGGCGTCGAAAGGGGTGGCAATGCGCAGTGCCCGGTGCGTACGTCGCAGTTGCGCTTCGGTGACGAGCGGTCTATCCACGGCGGTCTCCCTGGCGAATGAACCCATCCCACACGCCCCGGCCGTAGCACAGCGTGAAAAACAGGCTGACCACGAACATGCCGGGTTCGTCGGTGGCCATCGTCAGGTGCAGCCAGGCAGGCTGCCCGGCCAGGCCGAGCAACGCCCCCCAGCGCACCCGGTGTGCGCCGGCGTTGAACAGGTAGACCGACGCCACGGCCGTGGCGATCATCCAGACATTCAGCAGGGCGTACGTCACGCAGCCCTCCCGATGGCGGATGCGCGACAGAAGCGCGGAGGCTCGGTCAGGCGATCCAGCGCGCGCAGCTGCGCATCCAGGCGCGTGCGCGCCAGCGTGGTGAACTCGCTGCGGATGCCGGTATGGGAAACGATGCATACGATAAAAGCAGACATACTCAAGCTCCCAAATTCGCCGGCCGATCCTCGAACACCCAGCACTTCACAGTGGCAGGGCGTTTCGGCTGATGGATGTGCTCGGCGTTAAATCGCGCGTTGATCGCGCTGTTGACGACCCGCAGATCAATGAACTTGCGGTGCCGGGATGTCTTCAGCACGCGTTTCAGTTCGGGCAGCGGGGGAAGGTTCAGGCGGCGGTCGTTTGCCACCTGTTCGAAATGGCGCAGGCTGATGGCGATAACGCCATCGCCTCGGGCGTGGTTCAGCACCGCCTGGTCGTCGGCGGCAGATTCGATGTGGTCGTACAGTTCCCAGAAGTCCTGCACCAGCGGGTGATCGGCGCCGATGGCCTGCTGGCGCTCCACGGCCATCTGCACCAGCTGGCGCTGTGCGGCATCGCGGTATTCAGCCGGCACCGGCAACACCATGGGCAGGCAGTCGACCATCGCCATGATCTGCGCGTGGTTCTTCGCCAGGCGCTGGTTCTTGACGTCGGGATTGCGTATCAGCGTGTCCTGGTAGTGCGGCATGCGCTCGACAAAGCGCGCCAGAATGTCGTCTTCCTTCAGGATGGCCGACAGCAGGAAGCCGGACACGTCCTCCACCGGCATCTGTTCCAGCGCGCGGGCGGCGGCGAAAGTGTCGGCGTCCTGGCCCGAGCGGTCGAAGTACAGATGAACGATCCGCTGAAGGATGGCGTCGCTGGCGCACACGTCGGCGTTCTGACTGATCACCACCGCGCCACGGAAGGGCGATTCGTCGGTCTCGTTCCCCGAATTCTTCACGCCGCGCGAGCGAGAGCTGCGGCCGTTGTAGGCAGTTTTCAGCTCGTTCCAGTCGAAGCCCTTGACCTTGGCGCCGTCATCGCCACGGTCGGCCTCGATCATCACGACTGGCAGATTCGACACCTGCGAGAAATTGCGCGCCCGCGCCGCGATAGACGCCTTGGACGGGTCAAAGCCCTCGTAGTCGCGCCGGCCGCACAGTTTCCACAGGAACTCGATCAGCGTGGATTTGCCGGCGCCGGGCTCGCCCACTACCTCCAGGAACGGGTAGCTCTTCTGCTTGATGCCGTCGCCTTCACGGATCTGCTCCACAAACAGCGACCCGAGCCAGAACGCCAGCGCCACGATGGCCTTCGCGCCGAACGCGCGCCACAGCGTGTCCAGCCAGTCGTGCCGGAACGCCCGCAGGTCGGTGTTCAGCGACAGGCCTGCCGAGCCGAGAATGCTCTTGATCGATAGCCGGCCGATGTCGAAGAAATCCTCGTCGTTGAGCGTGTAGAGCTTGCCGTCCTTCACCGCTACATCGGAGTACACATAGCAGCCGCTTTCCCTGGTGTAGCCGACATAGTTGATCGTCTGCACGCTCTTGATGCGGTGCATTTGCTCTTTCAGATAAGTGTCCAACTGCCCGTTCGATCCGGTGTAGAACGCCCCCGGCGCCACGGCCAGCAGGCGCTTCTTGAACTCGGTAGCCGACGCCACCTGGGCGCTGGTGAACGTGTTCTTGATCGGCGCGGCATCGTGCGGAAAGGCGACGCGGAAGTAGTACCAGGCCTCGTCGGTGGCCGCGTTCGCCTGGTAGTAAAGGACGGTGGGCAGGCACGTCGCGATGTTCGTGACTACCCCGGCCTTTAGCATCGCTTCGTCGCGGATCTCTGTTTCATCGAGATCTCTGTGCGTGCTGCGCACCGCATCCATCTCGCGCGTCAACGCGTCCAGGTCGAGCTTGAACCAGTAAAGCCTGCTCTGGAAGTCGAACGCGAACTGGCTCATGCTGGTGCGGCCATAGATCAGTCGTGCCTTCTCGGCCGCCGTGGGAGCGGCCAGCAGGTCGCCCAGATACCGGTACTCGGCAATGTCCTGCTCGGTCAGCTTGTCCAACTGATGCAGATCGTTCCAATCGAGCTTCTTCTTGCCTCTCTGCCTTGGCAGCGCGATGGAGGCTTGCCAGCCGTCCTCGCGACTGCGCTTGAGCCATTGCCTGGCATACCGCATGCCGGCCTTGTCCGCATCCAGCGCCCACACCAGCCGGGGTCGTGGCTTGCCATTGGCCGCGCACTGTTCGGCCACGCCGCGCAAGGCGTGCGCGGGGTAGTTCGTGCAGGACAGGGCCGACGCTGCGGCGATGCCGTGGTGGAGCAGGGCGATGGCATCGAACACGCCCTCCACAATCCACAGTTCTTCGGCGCCGCCAAGGTTCGCTCCCGGTGGTTGCCACCACATCCCCGCATAACTGCCGTGGAAGGTCGCCTTGCGGTCCCCAAAGCGATGCGCCTGGTCGATGATCCGTTCCCAATAGACGCCGGGCGCCAGCGCAAAGCGCACCGTGGCGCTGCCGATCTTGAGTTCGTGGCTGTAGTAACTCTCCTGCGTGTACCAGTCGCGCACTTTCGCGAGATCGAAGCCGCGGCCGTCGCGCATGTACGCATCGGCCGACGCCTTCGGGTTCTCAGGCGTGGGGCGGAAGCGGTCTGACCAGCTCTCAAAAAGATCCGGGTACAGATCCTTGATATGCAGCTCCGCACCGCATTTGTTCAGCCGGTTGCAGCGGATCACCCACGGCGCATCGCCAAACGCCCATAACGCGTTCTTTCCGCAGGATGGGCAGTGGCCCGCCTCCAGCTTCGCGCCGGACTGCTTCTGCTTGAACGCGTAGTCGCGCAGCAGGCGGCTGGTGACATCGGAATGCAGGGATGGGTCCATGAGATCCAGGCAAAAGGGTGGCCCTCACGGCCCGCTGGACGCGCCGTGAACGAAAGAAACCGGAATGGGAAAGTCAGGCCGCTACGTGGGCAGCAGATCCATCTGCCGCGTGTCCTGCGGGGTGCCGCGCGCCCTGCCTTGCGGCAGGTACGCCTTGGGGTTGGGCATCATGCTCGGCGCGATGGTGTGCACGGCGGAGAGCAGCATCTTGCAGGTGTAGGCGCACTCGACGTTCGGGCACTGGACATACAGCTCGCGGGAAAGCAGAGAGACGGCGCGGCTGGTGCGGATCTGCAGGCGGTAGGTGCAGTGAGGGCAGAGCATCATCATCTGGCGTCGCTCCGCAGTGGGGTCGTGCGTGCCGGTTTGCACTCGTAGGCAGACAGCCCTTCGAGCAGGATCAACCGCGCCAGGCTCGACAGCGAGCGGTTCTCCACAAGTGCCAGCCGCTCTAGCTGCTCACGTTCCTGGGAGAGCAGACGCATGCTGATTGGCTTGTCCTTCAGCACCCCACGTGGGGCGCGACTTACCGGCGTTTTCGCACGAGACATGGCAGATATACTCTGTGTGAAAGTTAGCAATGCACAACCCGAAGTGTCTTACCAAGAGGAATGTTTTTCAATGATCTCAAGGGAAGAAAAGGAAAGTTTAGGAAAACGCCTATTCGAGGAACGGAAGCGAGCGGGTCTCACGCAGGCCGCGCTCGCAGCGATGGGCGGCGTCTCGCCAAAGACGCAAGTGTTCTATGAGAAGTCCGAGCGGGTTCCGGACGCTGCTTATCTCGCAGCCATTGCGCGCGAGAGCTTCGACGTGATGTACATCCTCATCGGCGAGCGAGCGTTCGAACCGCTATCTGTCGAAGAAACCGCTTTGGTGTTTGGCTACCGTCGACTAGGCACTCGAGCACGCGCCGGTGTCCTGGCCTTACTCAGTGGGATGCAGCCAGATTCGGTTCACGGAGTGCATGTCAAGGGCGATGTAGGCCAGTTGATCGAAGGCGACTTTCAGTCGTCAGCGCCGCTGACCATCAACATGGGAAAGAAACGAAAAAGCTGACTCACACCAGGCGCATGCCACGACGCGCCAATTTCATGGAATCGACCGTAGTCGTAGTTTCTTTTTTGGAAACGCAATGAAGAAAAGCGATGTGGTGGTTGACGGAAATGTGGGACAAGTAGTGGTGGCCTCGAGTGTCGTATATCACGCGGGCAGCGGGCCAGGTCAGGCCAGCAACGCCATCAGTATGAGCGGGTCGTCGGAGCTGGCCGGCGGTGGCACGAACCCAGAAGGCAAGCCTTCGGCTGCTTGCGGCAAGTGCGCCGCTGTGGCGCAACGGTTTCGTCGGCTCAAGCTCGCCGTGGCCCTGGCGACTGCGGCCGCATGCGGGGCTTTCGTGGCTACCGTACGAAGCCACTTCGCAGAATGTTCGCCAACTCAGCCAGCGGCGAGCCAGTGTCATTTCGATGGTCGGCAATACTCAGCCGGCAGCATCGTCAAGATGTCCAATGGCCTGGCCCGAGAGTGCCTGGAGTCAGTTGGCGGCAGGGCCCACCGATGGTCGGAGTTTGCCCTTCGGCCAATCTAGGTTTTTCGAATCGAAGCGCCCCCCAAATTGTCCGTGGTTCATGTCGACGCCACGGATCACAACCCGGAGCACCCGTTTGCCAGATGTTCTGGCATGCGGGCTTGCGCCGGAATGGGAGGATGTATCGATGGCCCTGATGAAATGTACCGAATGCACAAAGGAGATATCCGACAAGGCAACGGCATGCCCGCATTGCGGAGCCAGAAGCAAGCCGAAACTGAAAGAAGTACTAGCGGGGGTTGTGGTTGTCGTCGTCGTGATCGGCGTACTGGCTCAATGCGTCGGCAGTCCAGAGGGAAAGAGTGATGCGAAGAAAGCTGGCCCGGCAGTAGAGAACTCAGGGGTGCCCAAGCGGGACGAATCTGCCGCCGTCACCACTGCGACCATCGGCCGTAGCACCGACGAGGTGTTGGGAAATCTCACCGTTATCGAACGCTCCGCAAGCGTCCCCTTGCGGGACGGCAGCTCGCGCGAGTCCATCAAGTTGGGCAAGTATCTCCATCTCGAAACGGTTGGAGACCCGGCCGACTTGGTTGCGTACACCATGATGTTCGGGGCACCGAGCGACGACAAGCCGGCGGCAGTTCAGACCACCATGTACGTAGGGGAAGTCCTGGCAAACACGTTTCCGCATTGGGGGAAAGCGGGCAATGGCGATACTGTGGGGAAATGGATGGTGACCGCCTCAAAACAACTCAGCGCGAATGTCAGGAAGAACAAGGACGACCCCGATCCTGTGATCCTGGAGCGAGACGGGCTTCGCATCCGTTACACGGCAAACACGTTCCTTGGACTGTTCTTTATTACGGTGGAGTCGCTTGCCGCCTCATAGCCGATCACCGCAGTCGTACAGAAGCGCTGGCATGATACGCCGCCTCAATCTCACACCCCACCCACCGATGCCCGTGCTCCTTCGCCGCAGCCAGGAACGTGCCTGAGCCGGCAAACGGATCGCAGACAACGCTGCCGGCCGGCACCAGGCGCACGACCTCGCGGGCCAGGCCGGCGGGCTTCTGCGTCATGTGAGACTTTGGTCGTGACAGGCGCTCCGCGAACACACCCGGCAGATGCACCTTATGGTCGGTACGCACCGCACCCTTCGTCGCCCACACCATGAATTCCGCCTGCTGCGAAAACCCGCCCAGGCGCGGCCGGGCGCCGCCGGCGGTCTTGTCCCAGACAGCCACGCTGCGCCAGATGAAGCCCGCGCCCTGGACGGCATCTGTCAGGCTCGGCAACTGCCGCCAGTCGATGAAGCAGACCAGGTGGCCACCATCCTTGGCAGCGCGGAACGCCTCGCTCAGCCAGCTCATGCACCAGTACGTCCAGGACCGCTGATCCTTGTTGTCGTGGCTGAACTCAGGATAGACGGTCTTAACGTCCGCGCCGATGTACTTCTGGCCCGGCGTCTGAGCACGTGTGCTGGCGTGCAGGCCGCCGGACGAGTAGGGCGGGTCGGTGAAGAATAGATCAACGGACTGGTCGGGCAGCCCGCGCAGCATGTCAAGGGCGTTGCTTTGGTAGAGGCGGTCGAGCTTCATGGCGGGCATCTCCGGTACACGAAGCTCGCGGGCTCTCGGGTCCGGGGCGCTCGGCCCTCAGCTGGTTCATCGTGCCGCAGCGCGGGCACTTGATGGCAAGGCGAATGTACTCCCCCATGCCAAGCTTGCGGTTGCAGCTACCGCAGCGGATTTCCTGCATGATTTGCACTCCCAGCGTGTGCTAGGATGCCTGCGCCTCGCGAGGTGGCGCGGCCCTGGCCGGACTGGCAGGCTGGTGCTGCTGGAACGGGGCGTGGTTGGTGCTCCAACACCAGTCACGTCGCCGCGTCTTTCTTTCTGCTGACGAATCGATTGTCACGCGCGCGTGCGGGGAGCGCACATGGAGCCTGTAGTTGCTCACACGCTTACAACAACGCGACAGCGCGGGAAGTCTGGCGCTTCCAGGCAGAAATGCTGGAGAGCCGGCTGACGGCAGAGTTCGGCCAGTTGCAGTCAGTCGGCCATGGATTTTCAATGACCGAACATCGGCCGCTCGGCGGAAAGGTCACCGTGGAGTACCCTTAGCGCCCTGCGCCTCGTGATGGGACACATCGACATCATCCATAATGCCTTTAATTATGGATAGGTAATTATAATAGATGCGTTTATCTTTGATATTCCTTTTTTATAATTTCCCGGCTCTTCTGGAAAAATAAGAACCGACACATCCGTCTTGGATGGGAATTTTTGAGTGTAATGGCCTATCACCGCACGTACCGCGCTCTTTCCTGGCAGATTGCCTGTTGGATTAGCGTTCGGCCTCGGTCCTAGCGTAAATCCGGCATAGTGAAGCACTGTCTCAGCGTCGTCGAATGACATTCCGATCGGAATGTATCTGAGAACAACACTAGAAATGTCGTTCTCTCTACGTAATGAATGCGTACGATCGAGCTCTTGATAGGTTTTATCTATTTCTGTGCGGAGTAGTTTTCCACGCTGCTCAAGCGTATAGTCGGCCTCCAATTTTAAGATTGGATCGCCAGCGTATGCATGCAATGAAATCACAGCAGCAAAAAACAAATATATCGCGCGGTGCATGTGATGGGTGCTTTTTTTCAGAAACATGTCCCCTCCATTTGTTATGGTGTCTAGAAGACAATTGATGCGCTTCTATCACCGATAGCCGAATTGATGGTACGCGCTGGGATTGCCGGCGCCACCATCCCAAAGGAGGGATGTGCCAATATGCCGTGCTGAAAGCGGGGTTAGAGTATGGCCTTTGGAGGGATCGATCTTGGGTAACCGGCTCACCGGCCCGATTCGAGTTGGCTGGCGACACAAAGCCCGGTCATCAGCGAACGGCAGGTTCTGGGCGTCTCGGTCGCTCGGACCAATCCCGTCGGCTGACGGAGATGGGTCGCGAGCCGCCGATTGAGCCAGGCCTGACCTGTGAATGAGGGCCGACAACCGGGCCCGGCCAGTTGCCGCCGGTCGCGAATATCGGTTTTTCGGGTAGTCTGGACGACTTTTCCAACGGTGTGGAATGCAGATGACCAAAGCACTACGTATCGGACGCGCTTTATGAAGGTTGTCCACTACGCAAAAAACGCGCCCTGGATCGGCTCAATGAAGTGTCCGTCGTGCGCACGATTAACGCCTGCGTGGCAATCAAGTGGTATGAGCGAGAGCTTTCCCCACTTCTATTGCGACACCTGCTCAAACGTTATTCACCGCGAGCAAGACAAAGAGCTCGTGTATCCATCGGAGCCCACGCAAGAGCTGCTTGACCGTATTGCGGCCACGTTGCCGAAATGCCCCTGCGGAGGGCAATTCCGTCCAGGCGAAAATCCAAAGTGTCTGCACTGTCATGCCGAATTCACCCATCACTGGAATCCTGTTCAGCGCTTGATAGCCGGCCAAATGGTCTTGCTCGATGGAGCCTGTCTTATTCGAGATCGACTGTATTCGTATCGAGTTTCCATCGGATCTAAGCCCAAGTACTGGTTTCGGACCCTACGAAACTGGCTGGCGCTTCATTTCGGAGGCCGCTGAACTCGCTCGTTGACTGGCAGCTTTCCAGTGAACTGTCGAGGGCAGCGACCGGCCGTTTCGGGTCGATACACGACCTTCAGGACTCGTCGGCAACTTCCGTACCACGAGTGGCCACTTCCATCTCTAACGCCGATGTGAATCCATTCCCCGAGTATGCGTGCGTAACCTTTGCGACCACCCACCCCGTCCCATCAATCTCCGTCTTCCACCCCCTCACGCTCGCCGCCAACTCCGGAAACACCTCCGGCCGCCCTCGAGCCAGGGTGATCCGGAACGACGCGACCCCACGTTGGATCCTCTGCCATTCCGCCCGTGCTGCGCGCTCAGCGTTGGACTTGGTGGCATAGGTATGCCGCAGCACCTTCAGGTTGTCCGGATCGGAGTTCGCCAGGACGTTGGCCGCCGTAGGCTCTCCGGCCGAAGATGAACTGGCGGCAGCTTCCATCCCGTTCGACCCATCCACCACCACTTCACCTTTCTCTGCCCGCCGTGCGTCCTGGTAGTACGCCTTCACGCCGTTGTAGTTGTCCCGATCCGCGACCGTAAAGCTGTGGGTGTCCCCGCTGGCCCGTGTGATCGTAACGGTGGGCAGCGGCACGCCTGACGCGCTCTGCGCCGCGCCGGTGCTGATGAACAGCAGCTTGCCTTGCTTGACCGTGGCGATGGCGTCGTGGTCCTTAGCCAGGCGCGTGAGGAAGTTGGCATCCGATTCGCCGGTCTGATCTATATGGTCGATGACCAGGTGGTCGAGGGCGGCGGCGATTGCGGCTGTCAGGCCATGCCGCGCGGCGATGGCCCGGACGATGACGCCGATGGTTTGGCCGCGGTACGACTGTTCCTTGCGCGTGGTAAGGCCGCTGGCGAGGTCGGCGCTGCGGGCGCGGATGGTTAGGCGGTCTGGTGGGCCGGTGTGTTCCAGCTCGTCGACCTTGTACGTGCCCTTGTCGACCACGCCCGTGTCCTGCCAGCCCAGGGCCAGTGACAGCGTGGCGCCTTTGTCGGGCAGGTCGAGCATACCGTCTGCATCGTCCAGTTCGATGTCCAGCTGGTCGGCCTCGAAGCCACGGTTGTCGGTCAGCGTCAGGGAGATCAGCCGGCCCTGGAAGCGGCTGGTGATGTCGTGCTTCCCCTGCATCAGTCGGTACACGGGCACAGCGGCGGTGCCAGAGATGCTGGCGGGCAGGGTGGTGGTCGGCGGGATGGCTGTCATAGGCCTGGTGTTGTGCGTGGCAGCATACCGAGGAGACCGCCACCGATGACATCCTCGGCCTGGCCGTCCACTCGCGTCAGCCGAACGGAAAACTCGATGCGCCGCGCCTTGCCGTCGCGGAAGAAGAGGGTGCGGGTGATCGACAGCGAGTCAATTTCGAACATGCCGTAGTAGCGGCCCGAGCCCTCGATCAGCACGTATGGCTGGCCGGTGTCGCCCATCTGTCGCAGGAGGTCGATGGTGTTGTCACCGCCGCTCAGCTCGGGCAGCAGCACGCCGGACAGCGACACTGTCTCGTCGTCCAGGCCGGTGTACTGCCGCGATGGCCGGCGACCCACCCGATTGTTCGACGGGTGGCGCCAGCCGATCTGCTGCTGGAATTCCTGGTAGGGCGCCGTCTCCAGGGCGAAGACGAACAACCCGAGGGCCATCATCATGGGTCAGTCCCTGTCGGTGAGCCGGGATCGGGCGCGGGCGGCGCGCTGCCCCTCCAGCCGCTCGATCCGCTCGGCCACCAGGCGCGCGATCAGCTGCTCGTCTGCGCCGGCTGGCGGGTGGATGTGGATGACGACCGGTGCCGCAGCTGCTGGCGGCGCGGCGGTAGCGGCGCGGGTGGGGGCTGCGATGGGCGGCCTGGTGTCAAACCGGACAGATGCCGTGGCCTGGCCGGTGCCGATCGCCAGGCCGGCCCCGACGCCGGCCATCGCCGTGGCGACGCGCGAGATGACGCCGAGCGGACCGCTCTGGCTTCGCGCAAGACCCTGTTCCAGCCCCTGCATGGTGAAGCCGCCCAGCGCGGCGAAGACGCGGCTGGGGGAGCGGATGCCGAGTTTGTCTTTGAACCATGCAACAGTCTTATCTGCCACACCACCGATGGCACCTTTCACCCAGCCAATCGCGCCGGTGATGCCATCAACCAGCCCTTGCATCATCATTCGGCCGAAGTCGGAGAACTTGGCAGGCATGTCAAAGCCGAACCAGCTCATGACAGCGGCGAAGGCCTTGTAAAACAACCCAACTGGTGACCAGTTCAGGATAATTGCCGCCACGCTGCCGACGCCGCCCTCGCATGCCTCAGTCACGGCCCTCCAAAGTCCGAGGAAGAACGTCTTGATAGGCTCCCAGTGCTTGATCAGCAGATAGGCGCCCAGAGCGATGGCGGTAACGGCCAAGCCGATGGGATTGAGCATCAGGGCGCGACCTACGATCCAGAAAATCTTCATGAGGAAGTTGAATGCACCGGCCAGCCGGGTAACGATGGCCACGCCACCGCCGAGCTGGATTCCCAGCATCGACATCCCGTAGCGCACGATCACTAGCGGGCCCAACGCCGCCGCCAGCGCCAACGTCAGGGCGCCAAGCACCGTTAGCAACGCACCCACGGCCGCGGCGCCTTTGAGGAGCCAGGACACCAGCTGCGGATGCGCCTGGGTAAAGGCGTCGAAGCGGTCGATCAGGCGTCCCACCGTATCCATCAGCCCGACGAGCGTCGAGCGCAGCGCCTCGCCGCCGGCGCTGCTGGTGTTGAACAACTGGTTCTGCAGGCGCTGCCAGCGGGCGGAAACAGTGTCTTGCCGCGCGGCGAACTCGCGCGACATGGAGCCCTTCGCCTTCGCACCGTTGGCAAGGTCGAGTTGGCGCCGCAGCTCGTCGGGCTTGTCGACCAGCTTGGCCAGGGTGTCGGAGTGCTCCATGCCGGCCAGCTCAACCATTACACCGATGCGCTTGTCCTTGGGGAGCCTTTGGATAGCCTCAATGACGGAAAATATCGTGCCCATCGCATCGGTACCCATGCCTTTCTGGATAGCTTCGGAGGAGAGACCGATTTCGGCCACAGCGGATTGAAATCGCTTCGTGCCTTTCGCGGCCGCTGCGAACTTTTGCGTGATCGCGTTGATGGCTGTGCCAGCGGTTTCGGTGCGTTCGCCGAGCGTCAGTAGCGTGGAGGCGAGGGCCGCCGCATCATTCGCGGACATGGCCACCGTGGACACCACGCCAGACGTGCGGTTCAGTACGTTGATGATGTCGTTGCCCTTGCTGATGGCGTTGTCGTCGAGGTAGTTGATCGTGTCGGCCAGGCCCATGATGGCGCCAGTGGGGATCCGGAAGTTCTTGGCGACCTTGCCCATGCTCTCGGCGATCTCGTCTGGCACGGCATCAAAGGCGGTGGCCATCATGGCAACGGTACGGGTGTAGGCGATCAGTTCCTCTCTTGGTACTTCCATGCGGGCGCCAGCTGTGACCATCTCGGCGATACGGGCGGTGGGGATCGACAGGTCCTTGCCCAACTGCCGGATCTCGCGCGCCATGTCGTGATAGACCTTCGTCAGCTTGCCGTGCTCGTCGCGCGCGCCTGGCACTTGACGGGCGATGCCGAGCATGGCGTCTTCGAAGGTGACGTAGTCCTTGACGGTCTTGGCGACGGGTGCCAAAACAATCCCGCCGGCGGCGGCAGTCGAAGCGCCAGCATTGAGCACTGTATTCCGCATTGCCATGCTGTTTCTGTACTTGGTTTGGGCAGCGGCGAGAGCCCGTTGACGGTCGCCAACCGCCCTCAGCAGCGCTTCCTGTTGCCGGAGCCGTTGGTTTGCACCGGCGAGTCTGTCGGCCAGGTCGCGCTGATGTTGGCCCAGATCCTTTGTTTTTATGCCAGCGGCCGTCAGGCCGCCACGCATGTCACGCAGCTTGCGAATGTTGTCTGCGTGCGCGCCGCGCAGCCTCTGGGCCTTGTTTGTCGCATCCGAGACCTCCCGCTGCAGGGCGCGGTACTGTGTGGACGTGACGGACACCTGAGAGGCGGCAGCCTTGTGCGCTGCCGTCAGGCGGACGACTTCCTTGCGAGCTGCCAACTGTTCAGTGGTCAGTTTTCGGTAGGCTTCGGAACTGTGTGCGCCGGCGCGCTGCAATGCCTGGATCGTAGCGATGTTGGCGTTGTATGCCGCCCGGGCCGACTTGAGCTGGGACGCCAGCTGCGACTTGGTGCGCATGGGGGCATCAAGCTTGTCCAGCCGGGCTCGCAGAGAGGCCGCGTGATCGTTGGCATTGCGCATAGCCAGCGAACTGTCCTTGAGGCCCCGTTTAAGCTCCCGGAAATCCGCCAGTTGCTTTTGAGATGCCTCGAGGCTCTTGATCTGATCCTTGGCCGCCTTCACCGTTCTGGCCAGTTCAGTACTGCCGCCCATGATCGCCTTGAACGGCCGCGTCATCTTGTCGACGGCCTGCAGCACGACTTCCAGCCTGAGATTTCTCGGGGTGCTCATTCGTCGGATCCGCTACGCTCGTAGGCGCGTTGGCGCCATTCCATCAATTCGGCGACCCCCATGGCGTACATCACGTCAGGGGGCCAGTGGAAGATCACTGCAATGTCGGCGACGGCGTGCTCGATTCGGTCTGGAAGTTTTCCTCCCTGGCCGACTTCGGCAGCAAAAAACTGGTTACCGCCGTGCCTAGCTGGGTCAGGTCGGCCGGGTCCAGCCTGCCGACGTCGTGCTGCGTCAGCGTCGGGTTGGTGATGCGCGGCAGCACCAGGTGAAGGGCGGACACGTCCATCCGCATCAGGTCGATCAGGCTGCAGCCGCGCAACTCGCCGGAGCCCGGCTTGCGCACCTGAATCTTCGAGATGGTTTGCTCGCCGCGCTGGATAGGCTGGTCGAGGACGATGTCTACGGTGGTGGGTTGGGTCATGATCGTTCAGACACAAGGTGGTTGGGGGGAGGGCTATACGCCCATCGCGCGGCGTTGCTCCGCCAGGCGGTCGACGCCGAAGACGGTTTCGATGAAGTTGACGTGGTCGATTTCGCACCAGACTTCGCCGTTGACGGTGAGCTTGTAGTAGCTGATGGAGGACTTGACCTTGAACTGGCTGTTGTCGCCGGCCTTGGCGGCGCCCATGTCCAGCTCCGTGTGCCGGCCACGGATGACGACTTCCACGGCATCGACCGCTTCGGAGTCGTCGCGCTGATAGGCACCCGCGAAGCGCAATAGCACGCCGTCGACGGCCGTGATGCCCCATGCCTTGAAGGGCTCGCGCATCAGGCCGCCGTAGGTGGCTTCCGTTTCCATTTTCTCGGCGCCCAGGTCGATGTCGACGGGGCCGTTCATCCCGCCGGCGCGGTACTCCTCCAGCTTGCGGGCCAGCTTGGGCTGCGTGAATTCCTCGCACTCGCCCACGTAGCTGACGCCGTCGTGAAACACGTTGAAGTTCTTGAGTTTGCGTGGCAACGCCATGGTCTGTTCCTTCGTGTGATGACCGTTCGAACACTCACGCGGTGACTGCGCGGGCGAACTGCATGAGGTAGCGGTCGGTGATGCGCTGGCGCAGCGTCAGGTTCTCCAGCGGCGGTACGGGGGTGTAGTCGTAGTCGATGGCGAGGGCACCGGACTTCAGCGTGTCCTTGGTATTGATCGAGGCGTCGAACCACGCTTCGCCGCCGAGCAGGTAGCCGTTTCGCGTGAGGCCGCGCATCTTGGCGTTAATGCCTTCCAGGATGTCGCGCACCAGGGAAGGGTGCATCGGCAGGTCCATCGCCCAGGCGTGGGCTTCGGCCATGGTGTCGGCCAGCACCTGCGCCGTGCGGGTGTAGTTTTCGAAGGCGAACAGCGGATCCGCGCTGCAGGTGCGGGATCCCCAGAACCGGAAGCCCTGGAAGTTGACCAGCGTGGTGACTTCGTTCCGGTTCAGGTAGCCGGCATCGGTGGCCGGATCCTGCAGATCCCAGAACACATCCTTCGACAGTCCCGTCACACCATTGACGGCAACGTTCGACAGCGTCTTGTGCCAGCCCACCTCGTTGTCGAGCTTGGCCCGCAGGCCCAGGGCGCGGGCAGTGGCCCAGAGCGTCGCTTCGGAGCTGGTGACCGTGTTCCAGCCCACAAACTCGGGCCAGATCGTCATTAGCTCGCGCTGGCCGAAGTTGGAGCGGTAGGCCACGGCTTCTTCCTTCGTTTCGCAGCCGAAAGCAGACACATAGGCAAAGGCCCGCAGCTTCTGCGCGATGGCGGCCAGCTCGGCGGCCACGGGCAGGCTGTCCAGGCCGGGAATGCCCAGGATGCGCGGCGCCACGCCAAGGGTGTTCTTCGCGGACAGCAGCGCCTTCATGCCGGTAAAGCGGCCGTTGGCGTCGGTGCTGCCGATCAGGTTGGTAGTGGTCTCGGCAGCCGTTTCACCTTGCGGTACGCGCACGATGACCGTGAGCGGGTTGGCCTGGTCGGTGATGGCATCGAGCGTATGGGCCAGCGTGCCCGTGTCGCCCGCCTTGCCCAGGGAAGCCATGGGGTTGGTCAGCAGGATGGGCCGGTTCAGCGGAAAGACCGCCGCGTCCGCGTCGTCGGCAGTGCAGACGATGCCAGGCACGGCGGTCTCGATGGTGCGGATAGGGCGTGTACCTTCGTTGATTTCAACGACGCGTACGCCGTGGTGGTAGCCAGTTGGCATGCAAGTCCTCCGGGATGGGCAGGCAAAAGTCAGATCGCCCCGGTAGGATGCTTCGCACGCGCTTGGATGTCGTGCTGCTTGTGATGTGTGGTCCGGTGATACAACCAGGAATGCCGCGTCAGCAGCCAGTCACAACGGATATTGAGCCGGTTGCTCGCCTTCGGTCCCTTTTGCCTTCGTTGCAACCGCATCCTCGTCTGGCTCCTCGGGCCAGACGCGTGACGCGGGGAAGAATTCCTGATCGAGCACCGTGACCAACGCCATCTGGTAGGCCGCCCACGCTTTGAAGAGAGCCGCCGGGACGGGATCAAGCAGGCCGGCCGCCAGCGCGTCGGCCTTGCCCGCAGTCTTCTTTCTGGCACGTGCCATACGTTGGTCAAACTCGGCCATCGCGGTTTCCTGCTCGCGTTCCAGCAGCACCCGTGGGTTGATGACCCATTCGCCTTCAATGAAGTGATACTCGTCCGAAGGGCGGGGCGATGACGTGAGTCCTGCCTGCTCCGGTGTGATGCCGGCCAGCAGAATTTCAGCAGTGGATCCATCATCCTGGCGATACAGCATGATGCCGCGATAGTCGGGCCGCAGCTCCCACGCGCCGTCCACATGGAATGGCCACGTGTAGCGTGTGCGATCAGGGAGCGGAGTCGCGGTACTGAAGGCCGGCAGCAGCCAGCGATCCTCATTGCACGGGTCTGGTTCCGCAAGCGTACTGCCCGTGTATTGGCCTGTCTGCGAATCGTATTTGTGAAGTTGCATGAGAGTCTCTCTAGTAGGCGCGGATCATTGCGAGCAGCGCGATGTTGCGAGGGCGGGCTTCGGTCGCGCCGTGGGATGCGACGATGACGTCGTGTCTGTGGGCTCCCACCTCGGCCACGCCAATATTGTGGGCATGCGTGCCGTCGGGATCGATTGCATGATCGTGTTCGCCGGCGTCGGAGGTGTGGATATCGCTCCTGCGGCTCTCCCCGATATCGTCGGCCGGGCCACCACCGCCATAGATCATCACGTTGCGCGAGATACCAGACGCGTGCGAGTGTCTTCCGGCAATCCGCGTTCTGCCGTTGTGCTGGTGCCAGCCTTGGGCGTCGGCCCATGCCCGGTGGCCGTGCCGCCCTGCAGGTGTGGTCGATGCCGTATGCGTGTGCTGCAGATTCTGGGAATCCTGGTAGGTGCCGATCACTCGTGCTTCGTCGGCGCCACGACCGTCGTCCCAGCAGCGCAGGAACTCGCCGCGCAGCTCGGGAACTCGGAAGGTGCTTTCGTCATCGCCGCCGGAGAAGCATCCGATAGCCCCCGCCTGCCATTCAGCTTCGGTCACAAGCGCACCGCTCGCACGCGCAAAGGCCCATAGCTGCGGATAGTCGTCCCGATTGAGAAGCGAGCCGTTCGCCTTCAGGAAGCCAGCTCGGGCGGAGGTTCGCGGCTCCAGCACCACCTGTCCGATGGACGCGTCACGAACGGCCGATTGCACGAAGGCGGTGGTAGCCAACCGTTGGGTGTCGTCACCGGCCGGCGGTGTGGAAGCCGTGGGTGTGCCAGTGAGCGCCGGGGACGCAAGAGGAGCCAGCAAGCGGAGCCGTGTTGCCAGTGTTTTCGGGGTGACGGCGCGAACCGCATCGGCCCCGGCGTCGGTCTCGGCCTGCGTGGCAATCTCGATGACGCCTTGCGTTTCGGTGCTGGCAGGGGGGTTCGCGAAGCTGGCGTCGCCGAACGTCAGCAGCGCTGTATCGATGGACACGAACCGGATGTCGGCCGCCAGCAGGAAGACGGCGCTGGCGGCCTTTTCAAGAATGGGTGCGTCCTGGACGTAGGTGCCGAACAGGGTGCCGTCGTCGAGATAGAGGCCGAAGCCGTAGGCCGGGTACTGGTCGGCGCTGTCGTCGCGGATGGTTACATGAATGGTATCGGGCGCCACGTTGATGCCGGCGATGGTTTCAATGCGCTTGTACTCGTTGGGCAGGGTCAGAAGGTCGTCGCTGTGGATGAAGGCGGCATTGGCGATACCGATGGACAGAACCTGGCGTGACCGCGTGCCGGCGTTGTCGGGGGATACCAGCGCCGCGCGGCCAGCCTCTGTGAGATGGATCAGCGTTCCTGGCATATTTAGACTTCCGAGAGAGTAAAGTGGCGATAGAGCGTCGGTCGGATCGCGGCCGCCACGGCCGTTGCGGATGTTTTCGAGACGCTCTGGATGAAGGTGTAATGCGCCCGAACCGGCTTGGTGCGATGAATCTCGGCGAGTGCGTCGGTCACGAAATCTGCAGTAACACCGTCCCCGTCGCGTTCCCCTACGGTCATGACAAGCTCGAACGTGCCTGGTGTTCCACGAGGTGTCGCTTCCCACCACTCACGCAGGACGATGTCTCTGCCCAAGGCGGCGATCGCTTCCCGCACAGCGGAGGCGGTGCCGTTCTTGCGCGCGATGGGAATCGCTGTTTTCACCAGCGCGCGCCGGGTCTGTTCGGGCCAGTCACTCTTCCACGCTTCGATGCCGAGGTGCCAGGCGAGCCAGGGCAGCTGCGCCAGAGGTACGCTCTCGGGCCGAATGATGTCGCGGAGCGGTGCTGGGATGTCTCCCAGCGCGGCGCTCGCTTTGGCGAGGTTGCGCTCGACTACCGTGGCGTTCGGAGGCAACAGCCTATCCATCAATGCCTCCGTGCTCGATGCTGGCGGCTTGGCAGTAGGGCGCTTGCGTGGCGGACGCGGAGACACTGGCGAGGGGCTCCAGCAGCTCAACGCGTTGGGCGCCGTCGACATGCAGTGCCGCGTAGAGTCCCGACAGCGTGACGGTTCGGCCGATGCGATGTGTTTCCGCAGCGTAGTCGTTCAGCCTGGCCCGTGCCTGCGTCATGACGACGCTCGAATCCGGTCCCGGGGAGGTGAAGATCTTGGCGCGTACGCGGTACGTCAGGATCTCGGCCGATCTCACGGTCACGAAGTCCGTAAGCGGCCGAACATCGTCGGACGCGAGGACGTTGGCGACGGCGCGGCAGAGCGCGTCGTCTGCGTGACCGTCGCCTTCGCGAGAGAGGATGGTCACCAGTACTTCGCACGGTGCCGGACTCGTGGCATGCGCGTCCATGACGCGGCCATCCGTGCCGAGCGCGTGGGAGCGATATGCGCCCGACGGCCCGGCCACCGAGAAGCCCTGCGGCGCCAGCTGAATCCGCATCCGGAAGTCCGTGTTGCTCTCCATGACGGCAGGCGTGCCGATTAGCCCGTCGGCTGGCGTGACAGTGAGCCGTGTGACGCCGAACAGTGCGCCCAGGTGGTCGAGGTCGCCGTCTTCCGCATAAGCCAGCATGACGGCCCGTGCGGCGTCGTTTACCCGCTGCCGGAGCAGCAGTTCGCGATAGGTGGATTCCTGCAGCAGCTTTGCCGCTGGCTCCGACTCGAGTGTCAGGGTGTGCGCCATCTCGGCCTGGCGGTCTGGTGGGAAGAGGCTCACGTAGTACGCCTTGCGCTGCGACAGCAAGACTTCGTAGTCGATGGATTCAACGACGTCAGGAACGGGCAGCCGCGACAGGTCGATTGGCGCGGTCATTGGCGGGCTTCTCGCAGGGGGATTGTCATGACACCGAGCGGCGATGCGCGGGAACCGTCGATGCGGTCCGCGTCGATATCGACCGACAAGGCACTGGATGCGCCCGACGCGAACGTCACCGCGTTCACGCTGACGCGCGGCTCCCATTTGACAATCGCCGCGACGGAGGCAGACATGACGCGCAGCCGCGTCATGCCATTCAGCGGCTGGTCGATCAGCGAAGGGACGTCCGAGCCATAGCTGCGCCGCATGACGCGCGAGCCCACGGGCGTGGTGAGGACGTCTCGGATGGACTGCCAGATGTGCAGCAGGTCGGAGATGGCGCCGCCCGTGGCGCTGTTGAGGCCAAGGTAGGTCATCGGGTGCCCTCCGTGCGGTCGCCGCCACGTCGGACGCCGCCGTGGTCATGCTTGTGGACGACGACGCCGTTGGAGGACAGATCTCCACCCGAATGGGTGATATCGCCCTGGATGGCGTTGCCGTTGGCGCCGGCCTGGCCGGAGATGCCGTTTTGGTAGGAGAGCAGGCCCTTTACGGTGACGTCGCCGTCGAAGGTGGTGGTGGGGGATCTGACCAGGACGCTGGTGGCGGCCTCAATCAGGACGTGCTGGACGCCGATAACCGTTAACGCGCCGGATGTGTGGTTGTAGCGTGTCGTCGCTCCATCCGGGTACCGCGTCACCGTTTCGTTGGGGCTGTGGCTTGGGGTGTCGTTGGCGTCGGACGGGATGCCGCAGAGAACGATGCCGTTGCGGAGATCTCCGCTGGGGCAGAGCAGGAGAACCTGTTCGCCGATGGTTGGCGGGCTCCAGGTGCGGGTGCTGCCGGCGCGGTGTTCGATCCAGGGGAGCCAGTCAGTGGTAAGGCCGCCGGTTTGGACGCGGACGCGGGGTGGGGCGGTGTGCTGCAGCTCGGTGATGGTGCCGAGGCGCAGGAGGTTTTCTAGGAGGCGGAGGAGGTTGGCGGAAGACATGACCGCCAGCGTGCCTCAGGCGCGCGGGGCGAGCATTGGTTGCGTGTTGTCTGACTGAACAAGACAACAAAGATGGGCGATAGAATGCGTCCGCAGAATAAAAGCACTCGCAGATCTCCAAGGAGGTGACCACATGGCGAAAATGGATAGAGCAACCGACGAGAGTTTTACCGCCTTTTTGCGTGAGAAGGCTGCTGAAGCAAAAAGAGACACGGGATACCCACCCAACCAGTTCATCAAGATGCTGAATGCCGATGGTGGCTACGCCACGGCATCTAGGTTGCTGGCGGCGAAGAACCCTTCGGATGGCTTTGTCGCGCTCTCCACAAAGCACCGGCTGGATCTGACTGTGGAAGCACTGGTCCTGGAGACTAAATGGATCGCCTACTTCGATGACCTCTTGTTGAAGGAGGCAGAACGAAAGCTCAAGGGCGCAAATTACAAATTCGTCCGTTACCAGATCGTAGACAGCAATCGCTGGCCAGTCGACGTGCTCGAAAAGGTAACTGCCGAACATTTGTTTGAGGCGGTCCGACAGTTCAGGGAAGGTACCGCTCAACATGTGTTTGCACCTTCGACGGATTACGACCTGCTTACCGAGGATGGTCGGAGGTTTCCCCCGAAGGCCGTTTTCGGGGTCGCTCTATCGATGGCTTTAGGCGGCGAGACTGTTGAGCCGAAGCACTTCTCTGGTGGAGAGTCGTCCGCGTGTTTTCGCATTTTGCGTGAAGCAGGCTATGCCGTGGTCCCAAAAGATTCGGTCGAACCTTCTCAGCCGGAGACGGATCCGGATAAGGAATGGCATGAGGGAAAACCTCGGCTAGTGTCGCATCTCAAGCGGGAGAGGGCAGCGGGACTATCCAAAGCAAAGAAGGCTCAGTTTCGTCGACTCCACGGAGCTTTGCGATGCGAGCGATGTGGTTTCGATCCCGCGAAGCACTACGATGAGGAGCATGCCGAATCGTGTATCGAAGTGCATCACGCAGAAACTCACGTTAGCAAGATGGAGAGCGGGCATGTGACAACTCTCGATGACGTGCAGTGCTTATGCGCAAATTGCCACCGTGTTGTGCATAGCATGCTGCGCGAGGAGGCCAGGCGACAAAAGTAGGGCGGCAACTGCCCGCTAGACGCCACGGCTGACGTGATAGAGGATCCCAGTACGATAGTTCAATCGGTAGTCGGCATGTGCTGCGGACGCATGCGCTGGTCGATCCAATTCAAAGCTTCTCTAGCGGCCTGTATGGTGGAAACTGAGACTCTCTCAGTGGTTTTCCCGTGGAATAGGTCATTGCGCTGACCTGAGATTATTCGGTATTTCGTGATAAGTTCATCGCACGATGTCGACATTGGCACAAGACGGTAGAGTGCCTTGAGTTTTCCAAACACGCTCGCGTGAATCGGGGTTGTCGGCCATTTCACTCTTCCTTGCATTTCGGGAAACTGTTTTGTGACGATCGCTTCTGCGTCTGCCCAGAATTCCTTGGGGCTACCTAGACTCTCGGCTAGTCCTGGGCGCTGTGTCCACGATTCAATCTGTGTGAACCTTTCTGCGATGAGCGCTTCCGTTGCGACGTTCATCCAGAATAGGGCTTCGTTGGTATCGCCGAGTTCCAGATACATGTCGGCGCGAGTACGACATTCTGTGGACCATGAAAGCCTCTGGAGTTTGCCTAAATTAATGCTTAATGGTGAAGAGGATGGCGTGAAAATCTCATACAGAGAAGCCGGAGATCCCTTGATAATCAATCCGAATTTCCCGATCTTCGCTGTCGAAAAAACCTGCGTCAGATCGGAGATATCCCGTGGGGAAGGTATCCAGTTTTGTTGTCCAATGTTCTTGGCGCGCAGGGTCCAGAAGAGATCATGGAAGATGGAGAATGCCCAGGTGAACGACTGAGGCCATGCGTCAGATGGAAGTTCCGCATTTGGCATCGCCTGAAGGCGTTCGGTGCGTGCGCTCCCGTCTAACAGGCAGGACAACGTGAGAGCAACTTGTGAGGTCCCCCCCTGCCAGCGTGAAGCCCCGGCAGAAACGGCCGCTCCATTTTCTGGCTGAAAAAACGTATCGTTAGTGGGGGAAAAATTTGGTTCGACTGTGGCCTGCATCATGACCCCGTGCCAATCGAAATCCAATTGTAGTTTTTCCCTGTGAAGAATGTACGGTACTCTGAAACGAAGCTCAGTGCGCAGACTTTTGTCATCCAGTCCATCTAGTATACCCATCAGCTCATTACGCTGTTGGTTGAACTCGATTTTCTTTGTTGCCGTCAATGGCTGGCTTACACGCTTTATCCTATCGCGGAATTGATGCGTCGCAGACGCTTCGATTTTTTCAAGCGGTGATTTATCAAAGAATATGAAAATATCGTCCCTAACAGCGTGTAGATCGAAGATCGGGCAATTCACGGTGTCCGATCCTTCTTGTTTTCTGAAGGCATTGACGAATTTGATGAAGTTTTGATGATGTGTGGGGGGGACCACAAATGGAGTTGGGGCGGTCCATCGATCAAACCTTCGTGCTCCAGCGAACAGGAACATTTCTATGGCGACTTTCTGATTGGATTTCCGCCAAGGGATTGTTTGGTTCACCAAATCTAGCAATGAAACCATCTCTACATCTGAAATAGCACTGCCCGCCTGAATGGCGTCCATATGCTGATGGAATGTATCCAAGATACACTTTTTCGCTTTCAGGTATTGAACTTGGTTAGACATCCTGAAGTACTTTGTCAGTAAAGACAGAAGATTACATCAACATTGGGGAATAGACGAACAGCGGTTTATGAAGATGCATCGAATTCTGTCATTCGGGGGAAAATCTTCGACGAAGGGCGGGTAGCTTGCGTCCTTCCAGCGTCGGAATGCGTTGTGCGCGGATCGCTATTCGCTCAATCGCCTCACTACGGCGTCCGCCAACCTCGCCAAGTCACCCTCACCAAATCCCAGCAGTTCCCGGCGCGCGTACTTCACCTCCAGCCCAGCGCGGGGGTTCACCCGATCCCGCAGCCCGTACTGGTGCACCGCCGCGACCCTCCCGGCGTAGCCAGCAAACAGCACCACCGCGCTACCCGCATCCGATCGAGCTTTCATCGTCCGCGCCATCCTCAGCCTGGCAAACATCGTCTGCCGCAGCCGGCCTTGCTTCTTCCTGAGCTGCGGTTTGCGCGGCTCGTAGGCTGACCCATCTGGATTCCGTTGCGCCGCAATCCGCGCCGTCTGCCGCCGCCGCAGCTCCGTTACCACCGCCCGCATCAGCGCCCGCCGTTGCCGAGCGTCCAGCTTCTGCACCAGCGCCCCAGCCCAGGCGGTCAGTTCTTCCAGATCGTTCATGGCGCGGGCAGCTTCCATCCGGACGGATCGTCGTATGGATCCACCGGCTCGGCCGCGTGGCTGAACTCATATCGCCCATCCACCACCTTCACCACGACCCGCTCCGTCAACGGCAGCTTCACCAGCAGATCCACGCAATCGTGATTCAAGACATCCGTCTCAAACTTGAACCCATCCAGCCGTTTGTCGGGATTGGTGAACAGCTCTGGCTGATTCTTCCGCAGCCAGGCGAGCACTGGCACCGTGATGGCGTCGGCGCTGTCGGCGAAGTCGGTAACCAGCAGGCTGAGGGTGTATTGGTATTCGAACGAGAGCGACTTGGCGCTGGTAGAAACGACGCGGCCTTCCTCGACGAATAGGTGCAGTTTGTCCGGGTTGGGGTGCAGGTAGGGGATGGCGGCGGTGATGGCAGCGCGTAGTTCGGCGGGCTTTCGCATGGGCTGGCGGGTCTATGGTCGGGAAATCCATGACGCCTTAGCGTGCCTGCTGTATGTGCTACGTTCATCGATATCGTGTTGTGCCACGAAGAGGCACAACACATGCGCGTGATGTCACATCTGCAGCGCGGTTTTCTGCAATAGCGCTGTCAGATCTCTGCGCTGATCGATAATCAGGTGGACATAAATGGTGTCGCCCCGCACTTCGTAAATAATGCGGTTCTTGCCGCTACGCAGTTCTCGGAACCTGTTCGCGGTGATGCCGCTGAGTTCATCAACGATATGGCCGCATTCCGGAAATTCCCGGATGCGTTCGATGGATGCTCGGATCTGGGCATAGGACTCTTCCCATACGGCCATGCCAAATGCCTCGATGACATAGCGGCGCACCCTCAGGAGTTCGGCCTTGCCGCTGTCTAGAAGCTTCGTTTTCAGAAATCGGGATGCCATCAGCGCGATTTCTCCTGGCGATCCAGTTCATCCAGTTCGGCGAACACATCGTCGATATCGGAGAACTTTTCCTGTTCGATCTGTTTTTGCCCGAGGGCCAGGATCTTCAGAAGTGCCAGAGTTTGTCGATCGGCCTCGTAGCTGCGCACGTCTTGCACCACGAGTTTCGCTTCACCATTCTGCGTAATGATCAATGGCTCTCCCGATTCCGTCAGGTCTTTGACGATCTGCGCGGCCTCGCTCTTGAGATAACTGATCGGCTTGATGTGATCTGTAATGCGCATCACGCACTCCTGCATGAGTAAATATCGGACTGAATATAGACCGTTAATAGTCCTCCGTCAATTTTCGGGCTCCGCAATGACAGTCACGCCCTGGGCGCGCAGGGTGTCCTGGAGTGCGGTCAGCTGGGCGGCGTTGCCGTGGCAGGTGGTGTAGTTGGTGGCGACGGTTGCGGCGACGGCAGAGAGTGGAACGCCTGAGGGGGCCGCATCAGGATCTCCGGGATGCGGATCGAGCATTGCGCCGGCTGCGGCGGCGTTGTGCAGGCGGACAAAGCCAGCAGGCACAGTGCAGGCGGCATCAGCCTCGACGGTGACATAGCGGGGTACCTCCTTGATGATGGTGTTGCCCTTGAGCCGGATGGTCTTGACGCGGTCGACATAGCGGATGACCTCGACCACGCCGGCGTCGGTGCTGTCGAGCTGGGCGCGCAGGGAGGCGACCAGGGTTTCGGCGGCCGTGGCCCGCTGCTGGGCGGCGCGGTACTGGCGGGTGAGCCAGGCGCCTGCGCCGGCGGTGCCGAGGAAGGCCAGCAGGGCGGCCAGGGCGATGACCAGGGTGCGGTTCATGCTGGCTCCCGTTCCAGGGCCTCGTAGCGCGCGTAGGCGCGGGCCAGCCGGACGTCGTAGAGGTTGTCCTTGTACGCCGGGCCGTTGTAGCCGGCGGCGAAGGTCGCCCAGCGTCGGGCTTTCAGCGCTTTATGAAGCGCGGTGTCTGCCAGGACGAAGCGCACAAAGGCGTCGAGCTGCTGCGCTTCGCCCTGGCGCATGGCGTCGGCGAAGGCCTCGGCGCTGGCGTAGCCCAGGCGCTCCCAGTGGTAGCCCATGATCTGGAACAGGCCCCAGCTCGCTGACGCCAGCGCGCAGGCATGGTCGATGTCCGAGGCGCGGGCCAGGCGCATGTGCTCGGCGGCCTTGCCCATGTAGCCGCCGCGTTTCGGGTTGACGATGTTCGGGTACTGGCGGGCCAGGGCGTCGGCATCGAGGCCGAGCGCGCGGACTTGCCGGTACATGATGTGGCGTTCGAACAGGATGACCGGGCGGCCGTCTGGAAGGAAGCCGGGGCCGGTGCTTTCCACCTCGTTCACGGCGCGGATGCTCGCCAGGGGGACTTCGAGCTGGGCGGCGGCGCGCCGCAGGTCGTCGGCGCCGAGCTGGCCCGGCTGCCGGCCGTCCAGTTGCAGGGCGAGCAGCGTCTTGGAGCCCGCCTTGCCGTCTACCACCAGTCCATAGTGCGTTTGGGCGGCGACGACGGCCGCGAGCGTGGCGTCGTCGAATTCGGCGGTCAGTTCGATCTGGGCGCCCCGCGTTCGCAGCAGGCGCTGCAACTCGCGCACGTCGGCGCCGACGTTACCGCGTCGCAGGATCGTCATGGCGAGATCTCCGGAGCAGGCGAAGCAGGAAGGATTCCCCATCGGCGGGGCCATCGAGCCCCGTGATGCGGAACAGTTCGACCACGTTGCCGCGTACGGCATAGATGGCGAGACATAGCACCGCCGTGATGCCGTTCTGGGCCAGCAGTGCCCATTCGTAGCGGCCGCAGAGCCCGCCGATGGCGCCGGTGCCGGTCAGCACGATCAGGCCGTAGGCCAGGCGGGCTGCCCAGGGCCGGTGGACGCCGCCGGCGCGGCGGAACAGCAGCAGCCGGACGGCGATCAGCGCGCACAGCAGCGCCTGGAAAATGAACAGCAGCTTCATTTGCCACTCCTTTCATGGTGACCACGGATCAGGGACATCAGCCGGTCGCTGCGGTCGGCCAGGCGGATCAGGGCCAGCAGGAACTTCACCAGCACCGCCGAGGCGATTAGCGCGCCAACGCCATGGCTGACGTGCGTATCGGCGGGCAGCACGCGGGCGATCAGCGTCGCCGCGAGTGGGGCGGCCAGGCAGCCCATGACGATGGACAGCAGCAGGAAAGCGACCTTCTTGCCGGTGGACAGCTCGTCCGAATTCAGCGCGAACACGGCGGCGCCGGCGAAGGCGCCCAGCACGGTGGCGGCGTCGACGCCCGGTAGCAGGGATACGGCGCCGACGCCGGTTACCGCGATGGCGGCCGTCGAGCTGGTGGAGATGGGTTCAGCCATGTTGGTCCTTGCTTGGTCATTGGTGTCAGTCCCACAGCTGGACGCGCTTCACGTCCGGCCGGGGTGGCAGGTCTGGCAGGTTCACGACCGTGCCATGGGGAAGGACCGGGCCGAGACCGGCCAGGCCCGGATTTGCTTCGAGGACCGCCTCGGTGATGCCGGCGGTCTGGCCGTAGATGCGGTGGCAGATGGCGTCCACGGTGTCGCCCTGCATGGCGATGGCGCGCATCAGATCAGCTCCACGGTGCTGCGCGGCCGGCCGACGATATCGCTGACCGACCAGCGCGCGTCGCGGCGCAGATCGTCCACGGCCTGCATCAGCGCCTCGGCCTTGCGGTCGCCGGCGGCGGTGGCGTCGTAGTCCCGGTAGCGTTCGATCAGGCCGGCGCGGGCCTCGCAGTACACGGCCCGCAGGTAGCGGTGGACGTGGGCCGGCTTGCCGTCGATCGTGCCCTCGATCTTGGCCGGCACATCTTCGAGCCTGGCGTGGCCGGCGGCCTGCTGGGCGCCGCGCCATGCCGCCAGGTCTTCGTTGACCGACAGGATGGCCTCGATCAGCGCGGCACGCAGGCGCTCGGCGCTGACGGTGCCGTCCTGGCGCATCGCGGCCATCGCGACGCTGACATCGATGGCGGGGAAGAAGCCGTCGTTGGCGATGACGGTCTGGCCGGGTTGCGCGGGAGCGTTGGCGAGGAACGAAGACATGGCTGGGCCTGGTCGGAACAGTGGAGGCGGCGGAGGCGGTGGACGGGGTGACCGTCGGGGCGGCGCGTGGCCTGGCCTTGGACACCCCGTGCCGCCTGGTGCGCGGGGTCACGCTCGGGGTCAGCCGGGTCCGTCGCCTTGCTTGCCTTCGGGCGGTGCGGCGGTGGCTGCGTTTCGGATCTCGCGCTCGAGGCGCTCGATGTCTTTCTTCACACCTGACTTGTCGTGCAGCGTCAGGGCGCGCTGCAGATGGGCAAGGGCGGCCTGCCGGGCGGGCTGCTGGTGGTCCGCCGGCAGGGCGGAGATGCCGGTCAGGCTGGCGTAGCCAATGGCCTTGTGGAGCTTCGCGCGCACTTCGTCGGGCATGTCTTCGCTCTCCACGAGCTGGGCAATGTCGGCGAGCGCGTCGGTATCCACGGGCTCGCCGGCCTCTGCGGCCTTGATGGCCATGGTGGCGTACTCCTCGGCGATCAGGCAGGCGGTGGTGCGCTGGTACTGATCGGGCATGGCGAGGCGGTGGCGGATGGCGTGGCGGGCCAGCGGCAGGGCGCCAGCGAAGTCGCCGACGTCGATGTGCCAGACCATGACGGTCATGAACACTTCGTCCTGGATGGCGGCGCCGGCGGCGATCACGCCTTCGATCCACGCCTGGTATTCGGGCAGCATCGTGCGCTTGGCGTCGGCCTTGCGTTCGATGGACTGGATCAGCTTCAGGGCGCGCTTGTGCTCTGCCAGCTGGGCCAGCATCAGCTCGTAGCCGGTGGCGTGGCGGAGCGGGTTGGCGGCCTCGGCGTCGGCGGCAGACCGCGCGGCGGCCATGCGCAGGAAGTGGCTGCGGGCGGGGCTGCTCATACGTCGACCACCTCGATGTTCTCGGCCATCGCCACGCATTCGAAGTCTTCGACCACGTAGGCGTCGTTGCTCGACTCGTAGTTCTCGATGCGGTCGCGCTTGGCGTTGTCGACGATGGTGCGACGGCGGCTGCCTTCCTGCCAGTAGATGGACAGGTTGTCCAGGCGGGTCACCAGCAGGGCGTCCGGCGGGAAATACGGCACGCGGATGGCCGGCAGGTTGCCGATGCGCTTCTGGCTCATGATGATGTCGGCGGCCAGCTTTTCGGTCGGCTCCCGGTCGCGGTTGACCAGGGGGAAGTACTTGTCGGCCAGCAGCTTGCGGCCGCAGATGACGACCAGATCCGGATCCTCGGCGTACCACGGCGCGATCAGGTTGTTGCAGAGGTCGAAGACCAGGGCGTCGAGGTTGGCGTAGTCGCGCTTCTCGTCACCATCGAAACCACCCACAACGATCTTGTCGGGCGTCTTGGCGCCGCTCATGACACGTTCCTTCGCTTCCTTGCGCAGGTGTTCGAGCCAGCCCGTGTTCACGTCCTGGAGCATCGGGTTGGCCTTGCGGTCGGACGTGGCGGCCCGGCCAGTACCGTGGAAGCCGATCATGATGCGGTCCAGTGCCTGGCGGCGCAGGATGGCGTCTCGCAGGCGCGTCTGGAAGTCGGCGAACTTGGCCCAGGTGTCCAGGCGCTGGTAGGTGATGTGCGTGTCGGAGTCGGTCTTCTCGCACCGGTACCGGCGGTTGTCGAGCGCGGCCAGGTCGGTGGTCTGGCGTTCCTTCTTCGACGTGTCGGTGGTACTTGCCGCGGGACCGGAAACGCCCAGGCCTACCTTCTCGCCCTCCAGTTCGGGCACGCCAATGATGTTGATCCGCGAGAGGAATTCGCTCGATTCCTGTACGCGCGTTTCCAGCTTCTGCTGGATGGTGGGGATGACGCTGAACTTGCGGTCGACGCGGTCCACGCCGTTCAGTTCTGCAACGCGTTGTTCGTAGGCCGTGTACAGGCGGCGCGTGTTGTTGCGCATGGATGGGCTCCGGAGGAATGGGGTGAGATGCGGTGTGATGAGCGGGTCAGCAGTCGGTGGATGCGGCAGTGCTACCGTCGCCGCCGGTGGCGGGTGGGCGGCGGCTGTATGACTCGGTCGATTCCAGTGCGGTCTTCAGGCTGGAGAAATCGGCCTTGTCCTTCTGCTGCTCGGACTGGATGGTGTCCACCTGGCTGGCGATGGATTCCAGTGCCTGGGTGACCTTGGTGAAGGTGCCGCCCATCGAATGGATCTCGCGGGCCAGTTGCTCGACAGCCTCGCGCGTATCGGCGTGCTGCGCCTGGCTTCCCGCTTCGGACTTGTCGACGCGGCCGAACAGACGCTTGATGGATGCGGCCAGGCCGCTGTTGGGTTGGGTGGGCTGGGCCGGTTCGCTGGGATCGTCGGTGGTGAAGTCCAGGTCGACTTCGACGGCTTCGGAAAACAGGTTGTTCGGGGCCTGTTTGCGGTCGGCCAGCGGGTTGACCTTGGCGTTGGCGCTGAACTGGAGCATCTCGCAGCCCAGGCTGGCCGGATTGTCGGTGACGGCCAGGCCGGTGAGGTAGGCCTCGCCGGTGTCCGCGAAATCGGGGTTCACCTCCATCGAGCAGAAGATTTTCTGGCGGGCCTTGGTTAGCGACACCAGCTCGGGGGTGGGATCGAGCTGCGCGAAGAGGCGCATCTTGCCGTGCTGCTCTTCGGCTTTCAGGGCCATGACGTCGCCGTAGGCCTGGAACATGCCCTTGGGGTCGATGCCGCGAATGTGTTCGAGGTTGATGCGGGCGCCGTACGTCTGCGGCGTGTAGCTGGCGGCCATCTGCAAGAGCATCTGGCGGTCGATTACGCGGCCGTCGCTGGTGGCGCCTTCTGTGGCGATGCGGAAGAACTTGGGCTTGCTGCTGGCCATGGCTTTCTCGTCGGTGAATCAGTGGTGTTGCCATGGTGGGCAGGCGAACTCGCGCGGGCAACGTCGCGGTGTTGTTCGCGCCGGGCAGACAACATCGGCCGCGTGGCACGCGTGCGCGCGACCGGTAGCGTTGCGGCATGACTACGCTGCCGCCCATTTCCACGCATCCATTCGACCCGCAGATGGATCCGCGCCGCATTGCGCGCGGGCTCTACTGGCAGGGATACCGCGTGGCGCGCATTGCCGAGATGCTCGGCATCAAGGCCGCGACCGTACATAGCTGGAAGCGGCGCGAGGAATGGCACAAGGCCGACACGGTGGAGCGCGTGGGCGCGAGCCTGGAGGCGCGGATGGCCCTGCTGGTGGCCAAGGACCAGAAGGAGGGCAAGGACTACAAGGAGATCGACCTGCTGGGGCGCCAGATCGAGCGGCTGGCGCGTGTACGGCGCTATGAGGCCAGCGGCAACGAGGTGGATCTGAATCCCAAGGTGGCGAATCGCAACAAGGGCCCTCGGCGCAAGGCGGAGCGCAACGCGATCAGCGAGGAGCAGCAGGGCGAGCTGGTGGACGCGTTCATGGATTCGATGTTCGCGTATCAGCGCGTGTGGTACGAGGCGGGCCTGGCCGAGCGGATCCGCAACATCCTGAAGAGCCGGCAGATCGGGGCGACGTGGTACTTCGCGCGGGAGGCGCTGGTGGACGCGCTAACCACGGGGCGCAACCAGATCTTCCTGTCGGCCAGCAAGGCGCAGGCGCACGTCTTCAAGCAGTACATCATGCAGTTTGCCAGGGATGCCGTGGGCGTGGAGTTGAAGGGCGACCCGATGGTGCTGCCGAACGGTGCCACGCTGTACTTCCTGGGCACGAACGCGCGCACGGCGCAGAGCTACCACGGCAACCTGTACCTGGACGAGTACTTCTGGATCCAGCGTTTTCAGGAGCTGCGGAAGGTGGCGTCGGGGATGTCCATCCACTCGAAATGGCGGCAGACGTATTTCTCGACGCCTTCGAGCCTGGCGCATGAGGCGTACCCGTTCTGGTCGGGGGCGCTGTTCAACCGGGGACGGAAGAAGCAAGACCACATCCGCGTGGATGTGAGCCACGCGAACTTGCGCGACGGGCGGCGGTGCGCGGACGGCCAGTGGCGGCAGATCGTGACCGTGGAGGATGCGATTGCTGGCGGCTGCAACCTGTTCGACATCGAGCAGCTGCGCCTGGAATACAGCGATGCGGACTTCGAGAACCTGCTGATGTGCGGGTTTATCGACGATGCGGCGTCGGTGTTCCCGCTGTCGATGCTGATGCGCTGCATGGTGGATAGCTGGGAGGTGTGGGAGGACTTCCGGCACTGGTCACCGCGGCCGTTTGGCAACCGCGACGTGTGGGTAGGGTATGACCCGAACGGGGGAGGCGGCGACAGCGCCGCGCTGGTGGTGGTGGCGCCGCCGCTGGTGGCCGGCGGCAAGTTTCGCGTGCTGGAGAAGCACCAGTTCCGGGGCATCGACTACGAGGAGCAGGCAGCGGCGATCAAGCGAGTGTGCGAGCGGTACAGCGTGGCGTACATCGGCATCGACCGGACGGGCATTGGCGACGCGGTGTTCCAGCTCGTCAGCAAGTTCCGGCCCGATGCGCGGGGCTTTACCTATTCCGTGGAGGTGAAGACCGGCCTTGTGCTGAAGGCGCACGACGTGATCAGCAAGGGGCGGCTGGAGTTCGATGCCGGGTGGACGGACTTTGCTGCGTCGTTCATGTCGATCAAAAAGACCACCACGGCGGCCGGGGGGCGTGTCACCTACCAGGCTGGGCGGTCTGAAGAAACCAGCCACGCGGATCTGGCCTGGGCGTGCATGCATGCCATCGCGCACGAGCCGTTTGAGGGGGTGACCACAACGAATACGAGCATTATGGAGATGTCATGAGTGGGAAGAAAATTCGTGCGAAGGGCGGGGCTGTGGAGGCGTTCACATTTGGCGACCCGGTGGCAGTGCTGGATCGGCGCGAGCTGCTGGATTATGTGGAATGCCTGCGCGTGGGCGACTGGTTCGAGCCGCCCATGCCCTGGGACGGCCTGGCGCGCACGTTCCGGGCGGCGGTGCATAACAGCTCGCCAATCTACGTGAAGCGGAACATCCTGGTGTCGACGTTCATCCCGCACAAACTGCTGTCGCGGTCGGCGTTCGCGCGCTGGGTGCAGGATTTTCTGGTATTCGGCAACGGGTACCTGGAGCGGCGGGACAACGTACTGGGGCGGCCGGTGGCGCTGGAGCCGGCCCTGGCGAAGTACATGCGGCGGGGTCTGGATCTGGATAGCTACTACTTCGTGCAGAACATGCAGGACGTGCATCGGTTCAAGCCTGGCAGCGTGTTCCATCTGATGGAGCCGGACATTAACCAGGAGGTGTACGGCCTGCCGGAATACCTGTCGGCGCTGAACGCGACGTGGCTGAACGAATCGGCGACGCTATTTCGGCGGCGGTATTACAAGAACGGGAGCCATGCGGGGTTCATCCTGTATATGACGGACGCGGCGCAGAAGCAGGAAGACGTGGACGCGCTGCGTGAGGCGTTGAAGAACAGCAAGGGTCCGGGGAATTTCCGGAACCTGTTTGTGTATGCGCCTTCGGGCAAGAAGGATGGGATTCAGTTGATACCCGTGTCCGAGGTGGCTGCCAAGGATGAGTTTTGGAATATCAAGAATGTCACGCGTGACGACCAGCTGGCCGCGCATCGGGTGCCGCCGCAGTTGATGGGGATTATTCCTTCGAATACTGGGGGGTTCGGGGATGCTGAGAAGGCGGCTTTGGTGTTTGCGCGGAATGAGGTGAAGCCGCTGCAGGAGCGGCTGATGGAGGTGAATGAGTGGGTGGGGGAGGGGGTGGTTAGGTTTGGGGGGTATGAGCTTTGAACGCCTGTCATCATGAACAGCATCCAGGCAGATGTCCGAATGTGAAGAGATAAACGAATCAGCCGTACGTTAAAAAAAATCGCGTTGTGTTCCCCACTCCCGCTCAATTGGGCCTTCGGGGATGACAGCATCGATGGGCTTCCCCATTAGGTAAAAATCGGGAATGCTTAAAGGAAGGACAGAGGTCAATTTTCTATCGCTATCCTCTCTTAATAATTCCCGAAGTTCCATCAGTAAACGTCCTAAAACGTTTTGACCGATCAAGCTTTCGTTTTCCTCTCCTACCGACTTTGCTCCCCAATAATCATCTTTTCGCGATTCCTCTACAATCGGCCGATGGCCGGTTGACATAAGCAATTCTCCGAATTTTTCATAGTGTTGCGCAAGTTTCACCCGTAAGCACCACCGCATAATTCGAAATCGTACGTAATCCCAATCTGGTCGAGTATGGTGACGATATGGCTTACTTTTCATCTTCGCGGTCATTGGGCTGTGCTGGCCAATGATTTCCCTCTGCACCTCGGGCAAGTGAGGAAAGCGGCACGCTTGGTACAAGGCTTCAGAAGTAAGAATCCTTGTACCGTTCACGTGTAGAGCAAAACCGGAAGCCATATTAGAAAGCCCACCAAAGCTTTCCTTGGTCCTAAAGACCACAACGACCTCTCCTCGCGAATAGGTTCGGAAATTCGGCGAATCAGCCTGTAAGATCATCGAGACCATGGAAGACATTCTCCGGCGACGAATAAGTCTTTCGGGGCACAAGGGGATACCAATGCAATGCGCCAGAAGTTGCTTTGGGATCTCCCCACCACACGGCGAGTGGGGCATTGTTGGGGCAATTTCTGTAAGTCGCGATAGGAGAGCCGAAGCCCACGCCGAAATTCCCGAAGCCAAGCGGACGCATAATGCTCTTTGGTTCCTGAATGCGTGAACGGATTTTTACCCCCGCGACCAAAAATTCGCGTTCCAGCAGTTGACGACCAACTTCCGAAGAAAAGAAGTTTAGCTTCCCACCTGGATTTCGTAATGCAAGAGGGAATCGCTTCTCCGATTCAACGTACTGCTTGACGAGGGGGTCATCAGGAATGACAGTCGGCCAAAGGACGCCCGAGTTATCCTTGTGATATTTTTGATTTTCCAGTTCCACCATTCTCCAAAAATGGAATTGGATGTCCTTGTTAGCATTTTCTCTTGCTTCTCGAAGGCGTCGACTGTTAATAAAATAATGCCCGCCAGTGTGAAGGCCCATCAGCAGTACTTGGACATTAGCTTTCGCAGGTGCTTTTTCTGATATCCACGCTTCAAGGTCTGTTGCTACGCGGCTACCTGAGAATAGAATATCGTCTAGATATATATAATCACCCTCGTCCGAGCCGCAGCCCGCCAAGCCGAATCCACATTGCTTTTGTAATGCGATGTCGAACAGCTTGAGCATTTCTTTTTGGCTCTGACCGTATTTTTGAATGTTAAGAACGTTCGCCTTCCGCCAGTAAGACCGAAAGTCCTTCCCGGCGAGCTTCTCGTTGACTACTAGATCTTGAAGGAATTGGTCGACCATTTGTTGGGTTAAAAAAGTCTGCCCGATAACGTGGTCGAACTCCTTGAGAAAGGGTACTTGGTCGTGTGCGGAAAACTGTTGCGCCCACCGATCGACGTGCCCGGCATCCGGCGCGGCCAGTTCGCCAGCGCGATAGGTTTGGACCTTGGTGGCGATCGATGCCAGGAGATCATCCCTTTCACTCATGTTTTGCCCCTCCTACCCGATGGTTATTTTGTGATGCCATTGTAAGGCGGGGCGATGAGTTGAGCCAACGGCGTTTGTTCCGTGGGATCGGGACCTCTCCCAAGGCGTGAGCCGAATTCGTGATGCTAAGAATTATGTGACGTATGAGCATGGTGCGGCGCGCCACTTCGACCCCGCCTCGCCGGCGCGCTTCATCGACCGGTTTTTGTGCGTCGGTCGACGGCCTATCTTCGGCGCCGGTGCTGGCCCCGTCGAATGTCAGCGCAGTGCAGGTGTTTTTGCGAATTTATGAGCCAAGGCGAGCGTCAGGCGCCTGAGGGCGGGACGTCAGCCTGGAACACCCAACATTTTGTACTTCGGCCGGTGAGCTTGCTATTCACGGTGCGGAAGTCGATGAACCGTGGTGCAGCGATGATGGCTCGCCGCATTTGCCGGAGCGGCGGCATTACAAGGCGATGCTCGGAACAGAGCTTATCAATGTGCGGGCCGTTGATTGCTAGCAGCTGTGGGTCGCGAGCATGGTTGTATGGCACGCTTTTTCTTCCCAGCTCGTTGAGCGCAACCCAAAGCTGGGAAACCGCATCGGGATCCGCTTTGTGCTCGGAGCTGACGGAGTCCAGCGGCGGCGTGGGCAAGCCCATGAAATCAGACAATTGTCGCAACTGGTCATAAATCGTTAGCCGCATTGCCGGCAGACGACTGCATTGAAGCCGGTCGAGTAGTCGTAGGCGTAGCGCCTGGGCAGCCAAATGCAGGGAAGCAGACGGGCCTGCTTGATAGCCTCCCGTTTTGCGGATGGCAGGCAGCACCTCATGGGTGACCCAGCGTTTGAACCGCTTCGCTTCCTCCTTCCGGCTTCTGAGAACAGCGGCATATAGCCCAGCTTCGCTGATGAGGAGCATTTCCTGCTCTCCGCCAGGGGTACGCACAATCTGCGTACCCTTTTCGTCGTCATCAAGCATCCGAACCATGTCGCTTGCCATGCGAAAGTCGAGCGCCGACGCAATATCAGTCGCCACAAACCACGCCAGCCCGTCCGGACCTGTCACCACGCGCACAGCGCGCGAATCGAACGCGAACACGCTCGGAACATCCATGTCACCTCTCCCTCGCGAAATGTCGGCCAGCGGCCACCTGGATACAGGTTTGCACCAGTCGGAGAGGATTGCAAATTAAGTTGAAGCTCCGGGAAGAGGTAACCTCGGTAACCTGGTCGGGAAAGATATTCTAACTACATGATTTATAAGGAAAGTTGTGGTTACCTTGGGAAGGTAATCTTGGGTAACCTAAAAGGTAACCTATCGCTAAGTCATTGATTTTATTGAGCGGGTGATTTGGAAGGTGTTACCTATGAAAAAGGTAATCTGGTTACCTTAAAGTTACCCCAATGTTACCTTTTGCTCGACACCCGCTAAGCCTTGCACCACAACGGTTTGCGGGCAATTCTCCAGACGTGGTTACTAAGGTTACCTTTTTCCGGTGCCCCCACGGACTTTCACCATCCGGCGGAATTAGGCTGTATGTATATACAGTGGTGAGGCAAAATGCTTATGCAGCTTGGACAGCTCACGCAGAGACCGGCGACTGCCGTCTTTTGTCTCGATCCGCCGGTCAGTTCACGCAACTGCCACGCTCACCTGGTCGGATCATCAAATGGCTCGGCCCGTACGGCCGTCCAAAAGTAATGCGAGTGCCGGCCATGCTTCGCCCGCCGGCGCTCCACCGAAAAATGCACGAGACCCAGTTCGCCCGCCTCCACGACGACCGCAGCAGCGCCGGGCCCGATCGCAGTGGGAGGAGGAAGCGAGTTCACCGCTTGCGCAACATAAACGCCAGGCACACGGCCGAGGATGCCGTTTTCCGAGGGGGCGATGTCGCCAGGGGCGGCAGCGTTGTTGGGGATTTGGCACGTGCTGGCCAGACTGTTGTTGCCCATGATGCACTGTCAGTACTGTATATTTATACAGTATATGCGGGAGTGCAACAGACTGTAAACTTGGCGCGGTCTCCGTGAAGAGAGGCTCACATGACAGAATTGGATGAGCATTCGCAGGCCGACGTCGCAGCAAGCTGCCATGTCCTCAGGGCCTCATAGATCGTGGAACTCTTCATCTGCATTCTCGCGGGACTTGCCGTTGGTTTCGTGATCGGCCGAGGCCGATCGCTCAGGTTCTCGTTTCAGAACCGAGGAGAGGCCCGCCTTGCACGCGAAATCCTGCTGCGCTTCCTCCCGCCCGACTATCACCTGATGAACCACGTCACCCTGCAACTCGCAGATGGTACGACGCAGGTCGACCACATCCTTGTGTCCCGATTCGGTGTTTTCGTTATCGAGACCAAGGACTACAGCGGCTGGATCTTCGCCAACGGCAAGCACGCGAAATGGACGCAGGTCCTGTTCAAAAGGAAGTCTCAGTTCCAGAACCCCGTTTTCCAGAACCTCAGACACCTGAGGGCAGTTCAACAACTGCTCGACTTTCTGCCGCCCGAGTGCATTCGATCCGCTGTGGTTTTCACTGGCGATGCGGAATTCAAGACTCAAGTCCCGCCAGGTGTGTTTGGGCTTTCAGATTTCATTGCTCACATCGGCCGACAGACCACGCCGGTCATATCGCTCAATCGACTGCAGTTCTGCGTTGGGCGCCTTGAGACATCACGGCTTGCCATTACCAGGGAAACAGATGTCGAGCACGTAGAAAGTCTGCATCGGAGGCATGGGCCCTCCATGGGCGGGTTCCGCCCGGGAAGAGCAGGCAGGGCGGGCGAGGTGAAGCACTACATTCGCAGGCCGCCCAATTAGGCAGGAGCCCATGCCGTGCGGGGAGAGAACCAAATCCCCAGGATCTCCCCAAAAGTACGCTAGCGCGCTGAGTTCGCAGAGGTTATGCGTCCCCTCCCTCGCACCAATTTTTCTTTTAAATCAATAGTTTAGCTGCGGCCTGTCTAATGGCGCGCGGGCGATCATCGTCCACTCAGCGCCCCATCTGCTTGGCGAGCCACATCGGGCATCCCCCGTCGATCGCATCATCGACGCGTAGGTGTGGCGGTTCCCGGCAGGCGGCGGAAAAAAATACATCTGTCGGATAAGGACGCTGCGGTGAACCGTTACCGGACACTACGCGCCAACGCCGATCGACGACCCCATCAACCCCGCCACATTCCCCACCAGCAACACCTTCTCCTGCATGCTCGACAGCACCTTCTCGCGGACTTCGTCGTTGCGGCGCAGGCCGAGGGTGCTTTGCTTTTCGGCGGCCTTGACCAGGGACAGCACGTCGATCGTGCGGGATTTGGATGCCGGTGTCGTCGTGTCTTCTTCGAGATGGCCCATCACGTATTTCTGCGTATGGCGCGATTGGTCGACCGATTGCGTGATCGAGGCCTTCACCAGGTTGCCCTTGCGATAGGCGAATTCTGATTCGCTGGTGGCCTTGTCGTGGATCTGCTCGTAGTAGTAGTTCTGCGAATACGGGCTCTCGTCCAGGGACAGCGGCGTGTCTGCGGACAGCGCGCTGTGATAGCTGGCATCCAGGCTCGACTGCTGTTGCTGGCGGGCGCCGCGGTCAGCCTGGCCTCGGCCCAGCAATTGCGTGGTTTGCGAGACCTGGTAATCAAAGCTGTCCACTTCATCCGTGCGCAGGGGATTGATGGCGGCGGGCGTCTGCGAGATCGAGGCGGAGAAGTCGGCCAGCCCGGTCAGCATGCCGTGGTCACCGGCGCTGAAGGTAAAGCGCGGCTGCTGGGTAGTGGCGGTGTGGTACTGGCTGTGCAGGGCGCTGAAGGCATCCTTGAACATGGCGACCAGCGCCGCGTCGCCCTGGCCGCGGGCCTTGGCGTCGTCGAACTGCTTCAGATACTGGCTGACCGCCTTGGCTTGCTGTGCCGGGGAGCCGAAGATCACCGGGCTGGTGGTGTCGACACTTAGCTTTACCGTGCCAGTCGGGCCGGTCGACGTCAGCGAACGCATCTTGTCGTCGGCCTGGAAATCAAGGGTCTGCGTCTGATTGTTGCCCAGCGACAGGCTGGCCTGCAGATGCACGGACGAAAGCTGGCTGGCGTCGTACTGCATCAGGCCGCCAATGTCGATCCGCGGTGGCACTTCGTTCAGGGCGTCGATCGATTTCTGGAACGATGCCGAGAGTTTCCCGAGGGCGTCGCGCTCGCTGTCGGTGAGCTGGCCATCCGTGACCGAAGCCTGCACGCGCAGCCTGTCCCCGTCGCTGCCCAGCGTGATGCCCACCGTTGCGCCGCTGCGCGTGGTGATGGTCAGCTGGATCTCGCTGGTCGAGTGCGCCTGGAAGCTCGACGACGCCACGGCGTCGATCGGTTCGTCGGCCGGCATCTGGATAACGGATTGCGAGAAGCTGGCGCCGCCACCGGCAACCTGGTTCAGCAGGGCCTCGCCAAGCCCCGCGAATCGTGCGGAGAGCCTGGAGGCGGACATGTTCCCGGCCATCCTCATCGAGATCGGATCACCAATCGCGTGCTCCCACACCGGGGTCGGGCTCACGCTCTTTGCCGAATAGGTGGGCCAGTTGGCCGGCTGGGGCGCGGATCGCCCCAGCGTGACGGTCGACGACGCGGAGCTTGCCGGCGCTTGCGACGGCGCGGCGGCAGCTGGCGATGAGGAATTGGCGCCGGTCATGCCGACGAGACCTTGCGTGCCTACGGAAGTGATGGCGACCAT